TATGATGCCGTCTATTTAGGCATGAGGCCTTATCCCACCCGAGGTGGGTGGTTCTGGGGTAAGACTATTGGGCGAGCTACATATAAGTTGGGATGGTGCCTTTTGGCGCCAGATCGAGATATCATGGCACACATTACTGGTGTTGCAGACATGCATGTGTTGTGTTCCAGGCATGTCCCGATACTCTCAGATCTTGCCCTGAAGATTGCTGAGTTGCGTGTCGGTATGAAGCGGACACCATCCGATAAGCTTATGGATGAGAACAAGCCATGGGAGTGGACCCTCAAAGGTCAGCTGCCTTATGATGATCTCACCCTACAAGCGGTAGCAGACACGTATACTGTGAAGAGTACCCCAGGAAATCCTCAGCTGATGGATGGTGTGATTGTCACTATCGCGGATGTCCGCTCCTTGATACGAGAGATTCAGGCGATCAAGAGGTTACCGTGTGTTTTGGACCATTGGTTGTGGCAGCACATGATCTTGGTTGATGATCTCTAAATCAGGAGTGAGTAATGGTTCTGAGTGTTCTTCTCATTCTACCGAAGCATGAACACCATCAACAGAACAGTTGTCGTCACGACGCCACAAAACAAGCAGCGCCGGTCGAAGCGTTCAAAACCACAGAAGCCGAAGCCTCGACCACAAACACCACGGAGACAGAAACCGGGCAAGAAGATGGCACAGCCACAAATTTCTGAGTGCGCACGTAGCTACCTTCATGCTCTGGCAACCCCTTTTTCGCCAAAAGCGCTTGGGGCCTGTCTCCCATATGCTCCTGACCGTCCGTCTCAAAAGGTTACAGCCTTGAAGAGGTTTGTCTTGATGGCGGACGCAAATGGTGAGGGGCGCCTCCTGATTGCTCCGTGTTTGGCCAATGACTACACGGCTATCTGGTACACAACGTCAGCCGCTGCGTTGCCAGTTACGCCTATTGCGACCAACACGGCTCCTGCAAATTGGCGTGCTTTGGCGTTTGATACCCTTCCGTATCCCAACAGTTCACTTTCCACAAATGTCGACGGACGCATTGTCTCAGTCGGGGTTCGTATGAGGTACACTGGTACTGTTACCAGCATGGCTGGCATGTACTTCTCTTACGTTTCCCCCGATCATTCGACTGTCAATGAGAGCAGGTATGATATATCAGCCCTCTTGGCCTTCTATGAGACAAAGATCCAGAATGTCTCGCGTGAAGAATTTCAGCAGGCTTATTGCAACGCCATGCCGCATGAGCGTGCATACAAGGGCCGCCGCGAGTATCTCGATACTTATGGTTCCGTCGCTACCCACAACCCCACATGGTTGTATCCCTGGTCTGAGCTGGTCGATATTAATCAGAAGGGCCCCACCGATGCTGGGGTCATCCTCAACGGCACGCCGCCAATTTTGGTCGGTGTTACTGGTGCTCAGGCTGGAACAACATTTCTTGTGGAGGTCATTGAACATGTTGAGTATGTTGGGTTTGGGGCGTCTGTCGGACTCACTCCGTCCGCTAACGACGCCCCTGCTGCAGAGAAGATTGACGCAGCTGTCCAAAATGCTCCCACAGCTCATAATGCTGGCGGCACCTGGTCTTCTGCCGTCAGCCGCGCCTTGGCAGATGGTGCCAAACATGCTGGTACCAAGATGGTCAATTACGCCCTCGTCAACGCGTTAAAGGCGTATTCTGGGCGGCGTGTTGGCTCACTTGCCACAATCGGCGGTTGAGCTTTGGTGGGCCTGAGTGGTCTTTCCAGCTTGAAGAAAGCTGATGAGGGCTGTGGTGCGCCCGAAAGACACTCAGAACCAGGCCCAAGGTCAGCGCTGTGATCGCTGCATGCTGGCGGAGGTTCCCCACTCCGATCGTTGAAGAGATA